TCAGGTTTGGGGTATCGTCTTATATTCCTTGAGAATCAGCGTAAAATAGACATCTCCCGTGCCATCCCGTTCGCCGTATTCAAAGCTTTCGATAGAACACTGTAGGTTAATGCTTGTCCCGGTCACCAAGTATCTTATTGGATTTCCGCTTGCTATCCATTTCTCGATGAGGTCCGTACACTCTTTAGGCGTCGGGAACGTGGTGTATTGACAGAAGCTATAAGGATGATTAGGGAAGAAAGATTCTATAGGAGCTATCTCTGACAACTTTGGTTTTCCGATAAAACTTATCTCCCCCATACCTTCAACCAGGAGCAGGCTATTGTTTAGTGCTTTTTTAATGGAGTAGTTTGCGGGAGGGACCGGAAGTTGAAGGGTGTCGTTACCTTGAATAAGCCAAAATTCCATTGTACTCACCCTACTTTTCATGAAGGTTTTGTGGGTATCTTATAGAATCTTAAGTTAAGTGCCGGTCGGAAGGAGCGTGATTTTCTGTCTAACGAAACCGTAAAGTATGCTATTAAAGGAGAATGCCCACGGTTCGAAAAACAAGTAACAATTATTGCTGAATATGCGGTCATCCATATGCCTAGAAAACTCTCCCCAGAGTATAAAATTTTAGGTAATGAATGCAGTATTGATGGAAATTGCGAATATAAAATTTGCCCCTTGACCCAAGGGGTTAAGCCATAAATCCCTTATGTGGACTGATCCTTACTCCTGTTATTTCTGATAGTTTAATGAAGCTATCCCAAGGATCAACTCCGCAATTATTACTATAGGCGCATAATTGGCAATCTTTTTGAGGCATAGATTCTTTATGCCAATAAAGTTTCACAAGAGTCTGGATATGCCTAGCGATGCAATGTAAATCTTTATCTGAAAGACCGGCACATTTTTTATCTAATTCCATGAGTCCACCTCCCACTAGGACATATTAAATGCTGCATTTTTCAGCTCGTACGCCAAGGCTTTGGCGATCTTTTCGATGTCAGCCTCTTCTCGGACTATGATCATATCTGCTAGTTTCGCTATGGAGATACTTTTGCCACTGGAATTAACAGAGGATTGATGATCTTGGACCTTTGATCCTTTGGGCAGCGTAACCTTCTCTGGGCCATTCTCCCCTACCCAAGTTTCCCCTCCGCCCCAGTAACTTGTGCCAAGTGCATTTCTTCCAGCCTGCATACCTGCAGCTGTGCTGTTTCCGGAAACATCGAGACTTATCTTTGATAATATCGGGATGTTGACCCCTGGTATTTTGTTTAACGTCCCTATGAATTGATCAATTAAGCCTATGCAGAAATTTATGCCCTCTGTGAATGAGTTTTTAATATTAACCCAAGCATCGCTTAATACTTGCTTAACTGTGCCCCAATTTTGGTACAAGAGTACACCGGCGGCAACAAGTAACCCGATTAATATAATTACTGCTCCAATTGGATTGGCATCCATGGCTATGTTTAAGGCCCATTGCGCAGCTGTCATTACGCCATATACTGTTGCTGATGCTATCATCATCCCCTTTTGCACTAACCAACCTAACGTTTGAGCTGCTATTACTGCTACAGTAGCCCAGCCTTGTGCCGCGTAAGCTATCAGGGAGCCAATTAAGCTTAGCGTTATCATGCCTCCTGTGGCAATCGCTGTAGACCCTGTTTCAATAAGGGAGGCTACAAAACTAACAGTGATCTTACCTGCTGATATGACTGCTTCAACTCCTGAAGCTATAACGGCTGCCACAAATCCCGTAAGTATTAACGGCGCCACTATTACAGCTTTCAACCCAGCCTCTGCCATTGAAGCGATGAAGCTTATAGTTACTTTACCAGCTGCAATAACAGCCTCTAACCCGGTTTTTGCGATACTGGCAATGAAGCTTCCTGCTATTTTTCCAGCCGAGATCGCCGATTCAATACCTGTTTTAATTATCGCCGGTGCAAATACTGTTCCCAATATAGTTGCAGTAGTCTTTATGGCAGCTTGATGGTCTTTTAACGTTTGGGTGAAATCCTCAAAGATTTTTTTGGCATCCTTAACGGCTTTGTCTTTCAAATCGGTGAGCGTGTCCTTGACGTCTTTGACCTTATCCATTAAGTTTTGGAATTCTGTTTTAACCTTACCTATTGCATTGTCCTTTAAATTGACAAACTCACTGTGTAATTCAGTCGCCTTTTTCTTTATCTCGTCCCAGTGAGTGTAAAGTAGCACCCCTATGGCTATTAAGGCAGCTATAGCAGCTATTACCAACAAGATTGTTCCCCCTGGTCCGGCAAGATACGCCATTATGCCGCCAGCATTGGAGATTGACTTGGATAATTTCATAAAGGGTCCGATTGTATCCCCTACTCCGCGAACTATACTGCCAAGCATTACGATTACTGGTCCTGCTGCAGCTGCCACAAGGGCAAACTTTACAATCATTTCCTGTTGTGCCGGTGACATATCTGCAAGCCTCTTAGCAAAGTCGGCAACTTTCTCTGCTACCTTTTGGATGGTTGGCATTAACTTATCAAAGGAATCCAAGAGTTTTGTCCCTACGGGCTCAAAGGCTATCGCCATCTGCTGCTTCAGTAAGGAAAACTTTTCAGATATCCTCATGGTGGCAGCCGCCGCATCGTTAATAGTATCCGGACTATTCTTAAGGGTTTGTAGAAGACCAGATAGATCCAGGTGCCCTTCTCGGATTGCTGCAGCCATGTCTGGTCCAGCCTTGGCCCCGAACATATCCAAGGCTAAGGCATTTGCTTTACCAGCTGTCCCTGCTGCCTTAATCTTCGTTACGATGTCCTGGAGCGCTGCTGCCGGATCACTTACGCCCTTCTTAGCCATTTTTCCTAACGCAATCCTGAGCGAACCAACTACAAGCTCGGTATTCACACCTTCTTTCTGAAATTTACCAAGCATTGCGGCACTTGTCTGCCAATCAAAGCCCATCTGCCTTAATGGGCCGCCGAACTGTGTCATGAGTTGTTGCAAGGAGTCTATCCCGATCCCGGTATTTTGAGTTACTTTAAAGGTGTAGTCTAAGGCTTTCGAATAATCTTCCTGCTTGATCCCGGCATCCTGAAACATACGAGTTGCCGCCGTTATGTCGGTAGCAAGATCTGTTTTTGTTATTCTTGCGAGATTGAGCATTTGGGCAGATAAATCTTCAAGCGGTTTCCCCGTAATCCCAAGTTTTGTATTTAAGTCTGCGACAGCCTTACTGGCATCCGCCATAGTTGTGGGCACCTGTCCGTATACTTTTTTAAAACTGTCGTTGAGGTCTTGCAGGGACTTCCCCGTGGCTCCGGTTCCTACTCGTATGGTGTTCTCGGCATCTTGAAAATCTTGGCCAAGCTTTAAAAGGCCTGCACCTACCGCTAATATGGGGACGGTAACCGTCTTGGTAAGTGCTTTACCTACATTCTGCATGTCCTTTCCAACGGCCACCATATTCCTTCCGGCATAAGTGGCTTGTCGCTGGAATTGCGAGAGATTGGCATTGACATTCTTCAACGTTGCCGAAAATTGGTCCCTCAGTTGAATCACGGCATCAATCACACGCGCCATTTTGATCATCTCCCGCCCTGAGGGTTTTCACGTTTTCTCTCCTCGATCTCATAATGAATAAAAGCCCGGAGAATCTTCCTCTCGCCAGGCTTTTTATCATAGTACTCACTGGGACTCATGTTTTTGAATCTAAAAAGAAGATAGGCGGTTTGCACGTTCCCATCTTCCTTGATTAGTTTTTTATTTCTTCTTCATCCTCGTCATCTTTTTCGTAGCCTGATAGTTCATTGATGCCGTTGTAGAGGTCGTCGATCTCACCACTAAGCAAAAGCTTCCTGAGGAGTTCTGGCGGGGTAGGGACTCCGAAATGGCTCATGACCTCTTTACTTTTAAACACTTCCGGACACCCCTCGAAGATTATCAACGTTTTCATCTTGTACATGTTAATCTTTTTAACGTCACCTTTGCGGATTTCGAGCGCACCTTCTTGGATTTCAGCGTATTTTTCAGCATCGACAGCTTTACACGGGAAGTCGATGGCACCTTTGAGCTTTTTGGCATTTATCGTAATAACCTTAGTTGGGTTTTCTATCTTCCCTGCGTCCATTTTAAGTAATTTTTCTACTATGTTCATTGATGATTCCCCCTGTTTTTTAAATTCTTCTATTATGCAGAATATCAAGGCATAAGTTGCAATAACGCTCCCTACATACAACAGCATGAAGTTTTCCTCCCTTAAAAAGGGAAAGGATTTACTAGATAACGTCCAATAAATCCCAATCCATAAACGTAAACGGCACACTCTCTTCACCGTTCTTCTTGGCTTCCCAGTCCACAAGAGTCAATTCATCAAACATAACACCCGTTAGGACGATTCTTTCAGCCCCTAAGCTTTGGGGATCGGCCAGATTAGAGATAATGGTATGCTCTGGAGTTTTTCCGGCCTTTATGTTGTCGCTGTTTGCCTTAATCATGGCTGAGGTTACTTTGTTTAATTTGACGGTTCCCTTTAACTCCATCCCGGTAACCTTTTGCCCACTCACGAGCTTACCGCATATATTTACAGCTGTTTTAGTAAGCGTTACCTTAGCTTGGAGGGCCGTAGTTTCTGCCATAAGGTTTCCGTCTAGCCACATTTGACCAAAGGTTCCATTGATAACCTGATCGGCAGTATAGCTGTCCATGGTTTACCTCCTTAGTTCAAGAATAGGTTAAGGGTTAAGTCCTCCATTGCATCAAGAGGGCTGTTTGTTCCTGACAAGAATACAAACGTGCTTGTGTTCGCCTGTTTGATTTGCAGAGGTGTCATCGCAGACGTGTTGACACCGATACCTTGGAGATAGGCCGTTTGGGCCACAATGTCGATTCCCACGTTGTTTTGCCCAGGGTTTAAGAGCATCTGTGTCTCTAAGCCTGTTAGATAGGCATTGATCGCGGTTATGAGCAGACACTTATGGTCGTAATCGTTCGGGACCTTACCTACATAGTTGTCGTTGTAGGTGGTTGTGATGTCGTTGTACTCCATATCCATGATGTCAATGATTTTGCACTTTTGCCAGTCTGCCGTTTTTGTTGTCGTGAGCGTTGTAAGGCTGTTCACGGCCCTTGCAATTTTAACTTTCACACCGTCGTTCATTAACACAAGCTGCCCTAGATTAATGTTTGTGCTGAATTGAGTGTCGCTCATGTGAGGAACGTCTTTAACCTCGGGCAACACAGTGAATGTTGCACTCATGGTGAGAGGTGTCCCGGCTAAAATTCCCGCAATCCGGCTGCAATAGTCGATCGCCATGACTGTTCCCGTTGCGAGGATGATATTATCCGTTGCAAAATTGATAATACCTTCATGATTCCCCGCAGTGTTCGGGAGTACCATCTTTGACTTAATGCCCATGGTATCCCTGCACGACTTAATCCAAGTAGCGACAAGAGCGGCGTCTGTCGTGTCGATTTCAGGAACAGCACCATAGTCCCATTTGACGGTTTCAAGGTAGGTCATTGCCGCGGAGTAATCCGCTGCTGCCAGTGGCTCGACGTATACAATTAAACTGATCGGAGGCTGATCCCCGCCCATGAACGCCAGGTTGATTTGGTTAAGGTTGTATGCTGAATAGTCCTGCGGAATTGTAGCCGGGTCAGTGTAAACGTTTGCCCCATTGTGGACCGCATCTTTTAAGACAAGTGCCACGATGCCTCTCGAACCTCTGGCGATGGCACTTACTGCCAACGATTGAAAGATTACCTGTATGTTCGGTAAACCCATATTATTGCCCTCCTAGATTTAAAGTTAAGGTCATCGTCCCCATGTCCGGAGCAGCAGGAGTTGTATCCACGATTTCGTCGTAAAAGTTTAAGTCGAATTTGATCGAGTAGATATGATCTTGCTCGTCAATGACTTCGGCGCGGTAGTTTCTTACGATCTTCTTCTTGGTCCCTATGGTGAGGATAGGAGTGAAGATACCCTTCAGTGTGTCGTACATTTGCAAGTTTTCGAGGTCTGTTTTGTTGGCTGAGAAGTAAACAATCTCAACAGTTACTAAATTTTCACTTGTATCAAGCTTGAATGTTTCGCTTTTAATCGGCATCAGATTTATAAAGAAACAAGCGCGGAAAAATCCCTCTTTGATCTCACTCGCATAGACGGTGATATTTAATGGATCCAAACCATTTTTGATTGTTGTCCAGATTTCTTCAAGTGTAATCATTTTAGATCACCTAACACGCTATCAAGCCATGTCTCCACAAGTGCTGGAACCACATTATCCATCTCAAGCATAGAATTTTCCAACATGTGCACCCCTGGAGCAAATCCAAGCGTTGGACCACCGCTCTTATTCTTGACGACATGTCCCTTCTCGACTAAGTGAAAAAGAGGACTTGTGTTCGTCAAAGATATACTACTTGCCCCACCCTGTCCATAATAAACGCTGGACAATTTATACTTACTCTTCAAATGCTTCTTATGCTTGCCCGTTGGAGTTCGAGCTATTGCCATGGTTTTTAAGGTCTTGCCAAGTTTCAAGAGTATTTCTTCTTCCCTGAATGGATACTTAGTCCTAACTTCTTCCAGCCTAATTTGTAACTCATCAAGCCCAGTAAACTTAACTTCAAAATCATCAGCCATTTCTGAAAATCCTCTCGACGGCTATAACTACCATGAACTCGTTTTTTTCCTGCACATTGAGTATGTCTTGGATCAGGAATGTCCTCGTTTGGTATTGGACTAACATATCAGGAGTTATGCCTTGAAGATATCTAGATGTAAACATGTAGGTTAGCTGTGCCTGGAGTTTCTTCGCCTCAAAATAATCACTACCGTCGATTACATCCATTGCTGCTAAGGTGGTTTTGAAAACGACAGGTGTTAGAGTTGTCCCCCCTGCTTCATTCGTGCCCTGAGAGTAAGTCATAAAACTTATCTTGCGGTTAAATGTGCCAATGTTTATTCTTTTACTTAGGTTTAGGCGCATTGAATCACCACCTTTACATTGACCACGGCCAAGGAATTACCGGGATTACCGGTGGAGGAATAGCGGCCTGTTGTGCCTGTACAGCCTTGCCATGGAGTTGACCGATAAGACTTTGAACGCCAATATCATTGTCCTTAATTACGCCCATCTGACCAGGATCATCAAACCAACGCGCAGCCAGGGCAGAGGCTAACATTTTTGCTGTGGGGTCTATGGTTGTGTCTGATGCCCAATCATAGCCCGTTGCCGTTTTGATGAAGTCGTCGACGAAGGGCAATATGATATTAAATTGCGGGTAATCATCCGGATCGGGTAAGCGAAGCATAATGGCAGCTTCTTGGGGAGTGAGTATGCTCACTTAAAACGCCACCTCAATTTAGCGGTAAGTTTGTTTAGACTAATTTTTTCCATCAACAAGATCAATAGAATAGGGAATTACAATAATTTTCATACCTATCCGTCTCTCCTGTTCTTCCATGCGTACCATTAATAAATCGTGTTCAAGTTTCGTCAGGGGTCGATTAACTTTGAATAGGATGGTGTTATCTTTTTCTTGCCATAAGATCAGCTCCTAAACGATCAAGAAAGCATCAACAGAGGTTCCGTTAAGAGCGCTGTTCAGTAAGATGGTGTTGCCTTCTATATTTGTGGCGCTCACGGTAACGGCGGCCGCAGTCGCTTCCCTTACACCGTTCAGATAAGCAGCAAGAACAGTGTTTATTGATAGCTTATAAGGCAAGCCTAACTTATTACCGAATCCCACACTCACGGTATCTGTTCCACCATGTGTGTAGGCCGGAAGTTCGATTTGGGTTACGGCCGAAAACGCCTTGGCCCCTTCAACAACCGTCGTACCATTCATGGCTAATGTTTCCGTGATATCCGAACCATCATAGGCTGTTCCTGTGATCACAATATTTCCGACCATCCCTGCGGCATCCCCGACAACTTGAATACTCCGTGGTGCTGGTGGATTTGTAATACCAACCGTGATGGCTTGCGCAGCTACTGTTAATGCTGTAGCTGCCAGTATGGCGGTAGTACTTGCTGCTGCGGCTTCTGCAGCAGTGCGCTGGAAGTGGGGCAGGAATCCCCACCCGACACTCTTTTCTTTTACATCGGTTTCTAGTCGCATATTTTTGTATCCCATTGCTTGTCTCAATGTGACCACTCCTTACATATAGTAGGCAGACGTGGATCTCGGCACACGCCTGCCTTGCCAAATTTAAACCGCTGCGACTTTCTGAATTCTTGTAAAGCCGCGATACTTGACAACATTACCACCGGACCATATAGAGCTACGGAAGGCAAGTTGGCCAGTTTGGAATTTGAAGTCGATAGATTCCATAACCTCAATTTGGGAAAATACCGGAAGCTCGTAAGCCGCTGGAGATCCATAGGCCATGCAATAGGTATTGGCAGGCACAGTGGGGTCCGACATTGCAGGGCAATTGCTATTGACTATGAAGTTGACGGCATAGCTATTGTCGGAAGAAATCGTACCAACATTGCCATTCAATGTGATGTTGTAGAGTTTTTGTCCGGTTGTAGCACGTACAGCAGCGAAGGCAGCTAAATCCTTTTTATTCAGGATTAGATATTGTCCACCTTCAACGTTCTCGTCTCCGCCATAGCTGAAGACAATCAGATCTAAGGTGGTTTCGTCGATCACCGACATGGGAATGTCTACGAGGGCAACAGGCATAACATTGGTTGGGGCATTAAATATGCCTGTTAATTGATTATTGGTCCCTCCGCCAAGCATAATTTGAGCTGCAAGCTTCTTACGAATGGCTATAACCATGTTTGCTCCTACGCGGGATTGATAGTCGACGTTGGGTAGCTTCTTGGCTTCATCAGTCAACTCACTGTAGGCGGTGATCTTTGCTTTTTGTATGGCCACATAGCCGAATGTCGGGTCAGCGGTTACATAACTATCCGTCTCAGCCGTGTAGTCACCCGTCCCGGACTGGATCTCGAAACCTTGTGTATAGCTTTCGCCGCCATTCATCGGAATAGCGTTGACAACATCTATAACTCCGGATACTTCGTTAAACTTTGGAATCAAGATATTACTGTACTTCGCCTGAGTTACCAGGTTACTTGCGCCAATCGTTACTGCACGAAACTCAGGGAAGTCTTCAGCGGTGAAAACAACTGGCTTACGATCCTTCAGGTCAGCTCCCCGTTGTTCGCATTTTTGGAAGTGCTCCTTCTGGCGGGCTTCTTCGCTATGGCCGCTAGGTAAACCACCATAAGCAAAGGAGCCATGTGAACGGGTTTCGCCTTGGGGTTGATTCGGATTAGCTTGCCCACCTGCACCCATACTTGTCGAGGCAAGAGGATCTACCACACTTCTTTGTTGATCCCCTGCCAGTGGACGCGAAGAATCAAATCCGGGTACTTGCTGGCTTTGTTGTGCAGCATTTTGGGTATTAGCCAACTCCTGCGCTGCCCTTTCTTCGTCCTCTACCTTCTGTAGTTGGCTTTCGATATCCCTTATTTCGGCGCCCAGCGCTATATCCTGCACATTGATACTACGCACTTCATCGAGGTCGTTACTTTTATCGCCCTTTTCTTTCAACACGGCACGAGCATCTTGTTTCTGTTTTAATACTTTTTTCAACCAATCTTTCATGGTTATTTCACCTCAATTTCAATTTTTCTTTTAATAGCTGCAGCTCGTCTTTATCGGTCTCCACTGACGATCGTGCAGTATCCACCGCTTCAGGGGCTACCGATGAACGAGCAGTCTCCACTGCTAGCCAGTCAGCTTCCCATGTTTGTCGATCACGAGCACTTGCATTTATGTCAGTCCCTGGGTAAGCCGGGGAATTGACAGCGGAAATTTCGCCTATTCTACTTATCGCATTGATGGTTCGGGTAGGCATATTCGTGTCCAGCCCTGTCCATTCATCATCTTTTACTCGGAATCCAAATGACATGCCGGAAATGTCTCCGCGCGAAACAGCGCTAAATAAACTTCTAGCAAGGTCATTATGCTCGGTATCTAATGTCGCCTCAAAGTAGAGTCCCTGGTCATCAACCGTAAGTCTTAATGTAGAGTTTTTATTGTTTCTTCGACTACGCGCTAATGGAATTTGGTCAGATTCGTGATTGACAAAAAATAAGACATCGGATAAATCTGTGTTATCCAATGCCCCTGGTGCAATAACTTCGTTGAACATATTTCCTATGTTGGTTGTTTGCCCATATACGACAGCATGGCCGGAAATAATGTTTGCGGGATTGTCATCGCCGGTACCCGAACCCATAGATGCCCTTAAATCTTGAATCTCTATCCTTCTACGGAAGGTCTTTGATTTCTGGTTCCATGGGGCAACTATGCTATCGTCATTAAATTGCTTAGCCATGCGATTGTAATAAGCCTCTACGACTAATTTTACCTTTGGTACATCATCTGCCGGCATATCCACTCCACCACGGGAACCTTGTAGGGCAGCTGCTACTGCAAAAATTCCTTTCGGCACAGCCTTGACCGTTGTTCCATGAACGTCACAAAATAATAGTTTGTAATCACCTACTCGATCAGGTAGGCCGTCTTTATCCGGATCAGGAGCAGAACTATCGAACCAGAAATGACAGCTTGCATATTTTCCCCAATCTACATTGCCCTTTGTGTCCGTGGCCCATTTTAAAATTCGATTATGGGCTCCTCCTCCATCCCATTGTGTATTGCGTTCCGCAATAGGCCAATCTTTTTTTGCTTTTGTGCCCACTATGGCTAACCTCCTGCTTCCTCGGTTTTGACCTTTCCCATTTGGTATTGACTGATTAGATTTCTGTCAATGTAATTCAAGCTCATGGTTACGCGATCACCTCCTACAACTGGAGGGTAACCAAGAACTTCGAGCTTTTCGTTATCCGTAAGAAGGCCTTGATCGCCAGCAATTTGAAGGAAGTTAAGCTTAGACGCCGTGCTTAGGTAGGAGAGATTTTGTTGATAGAACATAATCTCGTTGCCAACTGCCAGCTCCATGGGCGAAAAAATAACCCGGCTGAAATTTCGGCCAAGGCTCATGATTATGGGTTGAATTGTCGCTTGGAAAAAGGCTTCGAATTGGGCATCTGTATAATCACCCGTCAGGATCGGCATAGACACGCCATAGTAATTCGAAACCTTTTGTTGGATAAAATCCAGAGTGTCCTTGTCGATTATCTCCGGATCTCGCTGAATCGGAACATATTCCCCCTTGAGGTCCATCGCAATAATTCCGGCTTCGTTTCGCCTGAGCTTTTCCTCAAAGCTTCTGCGCTCTGCCTTAAGTTTGTCGTCATCCATTAAGGTGTTTATTTTTACAACCCCACGAATTGATAAGCTTTCCCTTATCGCTTTCTCTAGGCCCTGAATTACGACATCATTTACATCCAATGTTTTTTGAATAGCATCGTTATCCGGCTGACCGTTTATCCCGCCACCCATCGACGCATTGACGCTAAATTTCTTACGCAGGTGGATGATGTTGTCATAACGAAGAGTGAATTGCTCTCCGTTTCTAAATGTAAGCCTAAGGAACATTGTCCCGGTTATGTCCTGCAAGAACTCGACGATCATTGGTTGCAAGGGATACAAGCCAGTGTAGGTTCGATTGGACATTCCATTGGATATAGTTTCGTCAAAGGCAGGGTAGATGAACGCATTATAATTCAGAAATAGCAGCCATGTTATCTTCTCAAGGAAACTCCCAGTGTCCATGATTTCGTTTGGTCCAAATCTTAGCAAACGGTTTATGTTGCTATTTACAACATTTCGCATTCCAGTGTTGTCCGTCCGTATATGTGTTGGATCTAGCTTGCTGACCTCGCTTGCAATTCTGTCAATGCAATTCTGGACTAAATCATGAGAGTAAATATTTTGTCCAAATAGGCTAAAGATCGGTATTTGGGCTTCGAGAAAATTAGCATAGTCCATTTGCGCGGCTTCTGCTTTCTTGCCTGCATATAGACCTTTAACCATACTGACAAAGCCCATGGCCTCGCCTCCTTTAGCTTAGGCATTGTAACCGCACTTTATCTGAGCCTCATTAGTTTCAAGTTCGATTAATCTTTGATTTGTTAATAATAAGGGCACACGCCACGCAACATATGCCAAGAATCATAAACCCAAGAGGTACATAAATTAAGAACCCTGCTAGGGATAGAAAGATTACTCCAAGCAGGAAAAGGATATCGTCAATGCATTTTATTAACCACTCAAGTATGCTCATAGCTGTTAATATTTTCTCTTGGATTCTGCCGCAAAGCCACGCTGTAAGCTTGTACTTATGTTCGTGGTGGCAATAATCTGAGCAAGTATATTTAATTCTAATATTTTTCTTTTTCAAGGCGTCACCGCCTGTAGCGTCTTTATTACAAATGGCCCACGCACACCGGCGCTATATCGTTCAGCCGCTTCAAGTGCCATTCTTATCCTTTTCTCAGGCGGAAGGTCTGGCGTAACACACAATGCGCCTCTGGCTATTTCTTCGCCGCATCCAACTGACTGGAAGTTATCAATACTCTCGGCCACTTGGTAGTTGTCTTGAATCATGAATAATCTTCCCCTGTAACCCACGAGAAAGGTTCCGCCCCATTCTTGGCCCTTTTCACTTGTGGCATAGCCGCCATCTTTTAAACATTGCCTGACAGCATTTATGAAGATCGTAACCATGTATTGATACGTGTCCATTGGTTTCCCCTTGGAATCGCATGGATGATCCGGGACAGATAAGGAATATCTAAGTAGCTGGCCCATGCGGAATGAGGTGGTGAAGCCCATTAGGAATGGACCGTTTTGAAATACCTTTTCGTCTGCCCTCAGAGTTAATGAGTAACCACCAACCCCAGCACTGTCGCCGCCCATGTATACCTTATCTTCATGAACCACACCGATTATGCACGTCATCCTTATCCCCCCACCAACTTTATGTATTCCGTCCGGTACTGCATCAAAACAGCATAACCTATAATCATTGTTACGCATCCATCAATTCTATTCTCCGGCTTGCCTTTTACTTTAATCGGCATAATCAAGCCACGTTTGTCGATGTCAAGGGCCGTATTGGACAGGCACCATCGATCCGTGGGGTTTGCGCCATAGTTAATTGATTTACTCCTTAGATCTGCTTCAAGCAATTTCATAGGCGTAGACATGACTTCTCTCTTTTGTGGTACTCGTTCCATGGTGAAGCCCATATCCTCCATTTCCTTAACCCAGTACTTTGCAAGCGCAGTATCGTAGCCGATTTTATAAGGTTTGATTCCAAGTTGCTTGATCACATAGATGAACCAATTCGTCACATAACTGAAGTCGTTATCATTGCCAGGACATATCTCGATTAATCCCTGCCTTGCCCATTCTAGATAATCAACTCCGTCAGGACTTTTATCGAGCTTGCTTTCCGGGATAAAGTATTTACTAAATGTATACTTATGGTTGTCGTTTGGACGCATGACGGTCATTCTTGCGGACAAGAGATCTGTTGTCTCTGCTAGGTCAACTGATCCTATACCAGCACAACCTCGAAGTATTTCAAGGTCGAACGTGGCATCGTTTGTGAGTTCGGCATCAGTTAGCCATGCCGCTGCGTTATTTTGTTTGATATTGAAATCCTTAGCTAAAACAAACGCGCGAGTTGCCTTACTCGTCTTGGCCTCTTCGATCATGCCCCGAAGGAAGCCCCATTTCTTAATGACTCCAAGATCAGGATTGCTCTTAACCCATGACTTTTCATCTTGCCATATTTCGGCTTCGCTATCCTGAGTGTATAGCCATATGAGCCATCGCGGACGGTCAATCTCACCCGCTAATACTTGGCGTGCATCTTTTAGGCGATCATCCAAGTATCCATCATTGGTGAAGCCCTCGGTTGTGATCTCTCCATAAATCGGTTCGTCCTGAGTTGATAAAGCTTGGCGTATCGGCATGATTGAGGAATTGTCTTTTAGCTCATGCACCTCATCGACAGAACCAACGATAATATTTTTCCCTTCTTTGGCTCCTGTTTTTGCAGATATCTTTCTGATACTACCTTTATTTTGATAAGAGAACTTCCCGCTTTTCTTCGGCTTCTTAGGGTTTCCAAAGAATATGCCTTTGATATTTTTACGGGTAACCCGTTCAAGACTTTTGCTCTCTTCTCGCATTGCATTTATTGCATCGAACATAAGGCCTGCTTGCTCATAGTCGTTCGATGAGCATAGTATCTTGCTCCCTTTTGGTCCACAAAAAAACTCTGCCAAATCCATAGCAGAGACAAATGGGGTTTTTCCGCATTTTCTGGCAATCATTAATAAGAATTCCTGATACATCCTGACTGTCTTATTGAGTTCAGGATCGAATATTTTGAAGCAATAAAAGGCTTCAATGAATGCTTTTTGTCGAAGAGTTAATAAAAATGGTTTACCGGCAAATGGGGCTTCCGAGTGTTTGCATTTGGTTTCGATAAAGCGAATACGTTTATGGGCGTCTTCGAAATCTACGGTTATGTCGGGGTTGTCGAAGTGGGCGACTAGGATGTCCAGCATCTGCATTAGCTCGTGGCCAATTAGTGTTTCGCCAGATTTACATTTCAGGATATATTCAAGAAGGAAAGAGTGGGTGCCGTTACACTCTGCCCCGTTAACTAGGTCAGTCACTCTTGCCATCCATATTAACGGTACACTCATTTAGTTTTACAGCTATTGCCCTTGCGATTTTTTCGATATCCAGTCCTTCAGAAACGCGAAGATTCTTGAGCCCATATTCTATTCTGATATTCCTTAATCCCTCGTTAATCTCCTTGAACATGTCTTTCACGTCACGCTCGGTATATTCCTTTTCCCTGTGCCATGTTACCGCAATGGTGCCGTTGTTATATTTTTTGCAACTAGCAATATAACTCGGAGGAGGATCCCCCTCTTTGACTAAATCAAAATGCTTTGAATAGCCGCCATATTTAATCGAATTAGTCATGAAGTCGTTTTCTAATTGTACAACCAATACGTCCCTTAGGGCTTCGATGACTTCTTCTGGTCCGGATTCGATAGCTTCGCGACTTACCGTGAAGATTCCTTTTCTTTTTAATAGGTCATTCATGAATTATTCCTCCTCGTTTCCTCCGTCTACTCGTTTGCCTCTTTTGCAATCTCCGACATTTGCATTAATTCATCAAGCATGGCTATGGCGTCACCACCTTTTATCAAGGAGAATCACGCTATCTTCTGGGAATATTTTATTTTAAAAGCCATACCCCGAGCGCACTCGCAGTTTTTTCAATATCCCCTTCTTTCGAAACATCACAAACGATATTTAAGCCCTCGGATATTATTTCAGTATTGATATTGTCATCTGCCACATCGACCTCATTAGGGAGGATAACTACTTCTATTCCGGTACATTGCGATTGTAGATCAACGCGCATCTTTTCGATGTCATTAGGGTGCGTTAAGCAATTAAACTTTAGGACTAAGGTACTTTTGTTCAGCATGATGCAGGTCTTAAGAATTTCATCAATTTTTAGTTTCATATTTTCTCCTCACTTGTCATTTTTCATCGCTTCCCTCAGGCACCTTCTGTTCCATGTATTTGCTATATTGCTTAGTGCATAAGAGACTTCGTAATTGTCCGCACCTTCCTTATCGACGGAGCTTAGAATTGCTTCATGGATTTTGTTTTCGATTATCGTTAGTCTTCTGGCATTGTCTGGTTCGGTTTCGTCCATTACTCTCACTCCATTCATAAGGATGTGGCAAGCTTACCATCATTCAAACTCATCCAAATCCTCATCATCGTCAATACCACTCTTCATGAGCACACCGTTTAGCGTCTTAATGACCACTGCGTATGAGTTTATGTTCTTTAGATACTGCTTGGCTGTCTCGATTGGCTTCTGCATCTCCGGACGCTGGGGATGGATCTTGACCATGCCTGTCTGAGTGATTTGCTTTTTCAAGACGAAGTTTTCAGCATACAAGAAAGCAGCATCCTGTATCAAACCTGCTATAAGTTGTCGCTTCGGCTCCTCAACATCCTTAAAGATCTCAGTTAATTTCGCGAGTTCTTTTTGATACTCTTCGCTTTTCGACATAAAACGGAATACCTCCAGAGATTTTCAAATTTCTTGGCGTGTGTCTTTCCTATGGGTATGCATCGGTCTCCCGGCATGGCTGAATTTTCGGTACCGGGGGGGATAATTGTTTTCGAAACGCATACAATTATGATACATACTTCTCGAACCACTTCTCGATATACCCACGCCACTCATCCTTTCTGTAACGTCTGTCCTCATCTATCTCCAAACGTCTCAGGCACTCGTCTTTACTTACATCACAGAAGATAAGTTCTGCACCTAAGTCCTCTGCCAACTTCTCCCGCTTATACCGATCAGCGTAACCCCCAATGACCCACGCGGAATTCCACTTTCCATACCTTGTTTTTATATTATCTAAAAGTAAGTTGTGAATTCCAAGTACATTTTTAAGGAGATTGTCAGGCTTATCATAACTTGACAACAAAGATAGCGCCGAAAACAACCTATCCATATCTACCACCAGATCGCCGCGATGCATGCGTTCTTTCACCAATGATGACTTTCCACTCATCGGCGAACCATAAACAATATAGACTCCGTGCTCCGGTTGATAGCCGAAACGATGATGTTCTCTATCGTGGCAATCATGGCAGATCATTAGTATTCTTTCAGGATTTAAGGCTATCAGCGGATCTATAAAATTCTCAGGCGTAAGTTCGATGGTATGATGCAGAATACAATCAATAGGATTGCTGATAATCTTACCGCATTTCTGGCAAGCAAGACCTCGTTCGGCAATAATAAATGCCCGGAAATTTTGCCATGTTATACTTCCGTAAAAACTTTTTAAAAGACTATATTTTGCCAAATGTCACCACCCCTTAGGACTTAAAATCAATAGACGAACAATTTTGTTCGGCCTTTTAAGCGTCGCGCACAGCCCGATTGCTGCATTTCTCCCACGACCGGAAGATTAACCGCACACAAGGAAACGTGTCGCGACACGCCGCGCAATGCTGCTACTCGACTACTAACTGATTGAATAACATAAGCGTCTATCGTGTCGGGCACTTAATGGGGTGGACGTTTATTGGGTACCCTCTGTACTCGCTGAAAGTAAAGCTCATCACGAGATTTTAGTTCACGAATCTTGGAGCGAACCCATCCGAAAGGATTATCAATATGAGTTTTTTGCTTATTCAATTCTTGCAAAGCCTCGCGTAGCTGATCGGAACTGATTCGCTCATCCTTGGCTATGCGACCTAGCTTGATCGCTGAATCAGTGTCCGGATCATAACCTTCGTCACCTAGCACTTTAATCAAAGGCCAATCTTCCGCAGTCCAGTCAGATGTATTCTCTGTAACAGTCTCTGTATACGTTGAACGGCCCAATTTGTCCTCTTCGCATGAATGGCCCACTTTGTCCCTTTCGGGATTAGTCGATACTCTTGGTAGTTTTTCATTCTCTAATTCTTTAAATTTATCATAATCAATCGTGTACCACTTTCGCCTGTTGCGTTTCGTATAATTAGACGTGTATTTCTCGAATTGTCTTGAAGTAACAATACCTAGTTTTTCCAACGCCAGAAAGGTACGCTTAACTGTTTTTTCGCTCCAGAATGGGAACTGCTCATGCCAAGCCCCGTAATCGTTGTATACCCACTTGCGCCCTTCTCGTACGTTCACGGATCGTCCTAACCAGTAATGTAGCTGCTGAAGAATAATTGCCTCGTTCAAGCCGATCTTGACCGCCAAGGCAGGTATAACCTGAAGAGGCGGTTGATTGATAAGCAGTTTTGACATTAGAATGAACCCACCTTTCGTATTTGGCAGGTTCATTCATCACTCCTCATCAAGCTTAAGTCAACGATTTAATTGGCCTCTTGATAGGCTACCTTTTCTCCATTACGAACTAAAAAAACACCGGTATCACTTCCAGCGTTTTCAGGAAAATTATGATAATATCTCTTCACTATAACATCGGTATATTTAGGGTCGAGTTCCATCGAGCGACATACTCTTCCTGTTTGCTCTGCCGCGAGAATTGTTGTACCCGAACCGCCAAACAAATCGAGCACTAACTCGCCTTTATGACTTGAGTTGACTATAGCCTTTGCCACAAGTGCAATTGGCTTCATCGTTGGGTGCTCGTCAGAACGCTTCGGTCTCGGTATGTCCCACACATCGCTTTGCTTCCGGTCCAGCAAGGGGCAAAGTCTGCTGCTACCCTCAAGCCAACCATACCATATGGGCTCATATTGCGTGTGATAGTCTTTTCGAGAGAGCACCAACGAATCCTTCCTCCAAATAATTGTACTTGACCAGTGATAGCCTGCCTCACGCATCGCATCCATTAGGGATCCCCATTCCTGGGCACTCATTACAACGTAAGTCATGCAGCCCGGTTCGCTGACTGCGCTCATGGTTGAGAATACTTTTAACATGAAATTCTTGAAATCCCCTGTACTCATTGAATCATTTATTATCTGGCGATCCGGCTTCCAACTTGGGTGAGAGCTCCCGCCATAGTCAACATTCCATGGTGGATCAGTGAAAACGTGCCGAGCTTTCTGTCCGTCCATTAGTACCTTGACGTCATCCACGGAAGTGCTGTCACCACACATTAAACGATGTTTTCCCAATAACCATATATCTCCACGCTGACTTATTGGCGTTTCTATTGCGGACAAAACAGCATTCGTGTCGAACTCATCTTCCTTAACTTCGCCAAGGACCACTTCTTTGGCCTCAATCTCAAGATCAAAGCCGAAGTCTTCCATGGTAAAATCCAGACTGAGTCCACCTAGCTCATCGAGTTCTAGCCTTAATAATTCATCGTCCCAATCCGCTAACTCTGCCGTCTTGTTGTCTATCAGTCGGAAGGCTTTAATTTGGGCATCGCTTAAGTTTTCTGCGATTGTGCAAGGAACCGTCTTCATGCCTAATTCCATGGCGGCTTTCAGTCGCGTATGTCCGGCCACGATTTCGTTGTTTTTGTCTAGTAAAATAGGCCAGATAAAGCCAAACTCTCTAATCGAATTGGCCACTTTCTTAACCGCATGGTCATTATTTCTCGGATTATTTTTATAAGGCTTAATGCTAGTTATATCAACATCGTGAATTATCAAAATAATTTGTCCTCCTCAATTCTCTTGCGAAGTTCTAAAAACTCTCTTTCTAGATCTAACTTCATTGGGTTATCAGACCAGTTACCACGATCTTTATTTTTCAACAAAATGGCACAGGCCCCCACATCCGGCGGTATATGCTTTCTGGTTTTTTCTGTGTATTTGGTTTCCTTCCCGTCGATCATTCTTATGGAAGTTTTTACTTCTTCGCAATCGTAACCTAGGGCTCGTTTATATAAAGCGTTCTCAATTTCGGTGATTGCAACTTCTTTCCCCTTTTTTAAGGCATTCAGAAAGTCTTGGTGCTGTTTTTTGTACTCGTTCATAGTATTTTTACTTATACCAAGATTTTTACAGATTTGTTCCTCGGTAAGTCCATCTCTTGCCCATTTCCTAACGAGCAATAACATATCTTGTACCTTTGGCCATTTACTTCTTGCCATTTTTGATATCACCAGTCTTTCGTAGAAGGGTGAAGCTCTTTCATCTCGAAGAATAATTTAATAGCCTGTATGTTTCCGCGTTTGCATTGGTTAATCAATGCCCTCCACACTTCAGGCAATTCACCATTTGTGTATTGATCGACCTGCGAACTTACATAGTCCACATACCTCTTGTCCTTCATCCATTTCCACAAGGTTTTCATGGTAATGTCGACCTCTTTGCATTTCTCTTGTTTTGTTCGCCTATCTTCAGGATTTAATAGGAGTTCGGCCATTTTAATCTGCTTGGCGTGAGGTTTCCATTCATTACTTTTTGTTACCTTTTGGCTTGGCTTTTTTTCCACCACCACCACCTGCTTTTACTTCTGCTAAGATGTCTGGTACCTCTTGGTTAAATCCGCTCCAATCGATGCCAAATCTAGTTAATATATTCGTAAAATCTTCTATATCGTGATTCTCAAGCCTGAAACCCCTCTCGCCAATACCTATGTGCCTCAACTCATGCAACATTAAGATCTTCTTTTGGTTTTCTGTCATATGGTAAACATTAGGCTCATAGAAAGTGACGATAAAATCAAAAGGAAGGTAGGCTGTATATGTTCCGTTTACCTTCCTGCAATCTGCATTGATCTGTCTTCCCTTGTCCTTCTTAGCTTCATAACTGCGAACATAGCCAATCTTAACGTCATAATCTTTTATGATGTGCAGTTCCGGCATTACGTTTATTATATTTTCTCCCAAAGTCCGTAGATCATCGGCTACTTCGTAATCCGTTATCTCCAGTTCTTTTCTGAGATCCTTTATTAACCTTTGTTTTTCATCGTCTCTTAAATCGGCATATAGTTTTTCTAGTGTCATTCAAATCTAATCCCTCTGTTACCGCACATCATATGATCATACTCCTCCCATGAACATCCTACGGACATGCCGAATATAATACATCAGAACCAATTCAATCTTACGAATTATTAAACTAAAGGAGTGAAGTATATGATCTTGTTGGCACTTGGAACTATTATAGCTTTGATGTGGGTAATAATATGGGAGCTATGGTTAATAATTCGAAAACCCTGCGACCCGCCGTCTCCACCTCCTCCGCCACCGCATCCACCAAATCCATGCCATTATTAATCTATGACAGATTTGGCCTAGGTTTAATTACCTGGGCTTTCTTTAATATTTTTACATCGGCCCCGATATCCCCTTATTTGTCCGCATCTTTCGCCCCGGCGCTCTCGTCTTCCTCTTTCGTACATTCCGGGCACCACATTCTCTCTAGATAAGAGAAGTACTTCTTTTTACAGATTGGGCACTGAAAAAGGGCTGGCTCAATTCTCGTTTTCTTGGCCAAAGAAGTCACCGCCTTTTGGACATAGAAAAAGCGCCCTTTCCAGAACGCTTACAATCGCATTGAAAAACCGCCCCAGCACAGGACGGCTTTTCGTCTTTTTCATATTTTGTTTTTCTAGGAATAGAAGGTAGGAGGAGCTTCTATTACAAGGATTATACCATATTGAAGTAAGTTCTCCATTAGTAAGCTATTGGAAGTATGTCCAATTATATACGCAAAAGCCGCCCTATTGGGACGGCTCTCTTAAAGACAATATTCGATATTAAGATTATAACACGGCAAATAAATCATGTAAAAGTCAACTTTTAATCACACTTTTGTCATACCCTCAAAAAACCACTAAAGCTCTAACTGCAGTCCGTCCACGCCAAAAAGCAAGATACTTAACTCATTAATCATGTCATTTTTCCATCTTCGCACCGAAGCCTCGCTACACTGAATTTCGGCGGCTATAATCTCAACTCTTTCCACCCACTGCATTGAGCTTTTAGTTGGTTCTAAATAAAGCTTATGGATAACCTCGTACCTTTCGAGTTGACCCCTTGCAGCCATCTTCACCTTGAGGATCCCTAAGCACATTTCTATCTGCCCGATCATAACCTTAGTCCGGATCCTGCTCCGCCGAATAGCTCTAACAATAACCTCTTCGTTGTCTATATCCTCAATACTAAACGCTTCAACAAGCTCCTCCGATGCTTTATCTTGGGAACGCTCGAAATGCTCAATTAATCCGAGATAATTTTTTAGAAGTAACTCGGTGTTATGGAATCTGTTTTTTCTAATCCGCATACGCTCCTCGTTCTTTTGGAGCTTCAGTGCTTCGACAGCTGCAGCCGTGGCTATCTCCTGAATGTTTACGGTGCTAAGTTTTTTACCCATGACTATAGCCACATCCTTGCTCTATTTATTACCCTTTCGATCTCGGTACGTATTTAATAAGCTCCACCGACCCCTTCATCGTACAAAGCCACTCTGTAAATTGGTTAACCGTAAGCTCGTCGCAACATTCGTCAAGGCCGTGATACAAATTAGCTTGGTCCTGCAGTATAAAAATTAAATCCGCTAAATCCCTATACTTTACCTCAGCCAGGACCTTTCCCTTGTTGATGTTGTTAAGTGTCTCGTTATCAGTTATCTTAGGCATGGCATATCTCCTCCTCTTCGGCCAGATCACCATCAAGAACAGCAGTATAAGTACTCAATCCTTCCAGTAATTTCCGACTCTCTCGCAGCCTCCACCGACACCTTAGTCGGCCAATTACTCTCACGATTGGCTTTAAAATGTACCAGCCCTGTACGTGAACCTGCCGTCTATCATCTTCGTTCGTGCCTACGCAACAAAGAACATTATCAAATCCATAACCTGCGCGAGATATAGTCTCCATCGCGGAATTAAACGACTCGGCTAAGGCTTTAAATCCGTCTATCATAGCAATTATTACTTGCTTGCCAACTTGTCCCAGTAACGAATATGAGCATTCACGGGATAATTCACTAACACTCACCCAGCGTCTTGCCTCTGCTGCAAATTGGTTTGAGGAGCATCTGTCCCCATCGCACAATATAGTAATCCGCGCCGTTGTATCCAAGGCTTATCCCCTTTCTCGCATCACGGGTATATTTACATTTCTGCCACAAGGCGAGGAGCGTAGTAGATATAATACTCACTTTTGTATTTAAGGTTTTTCATAACTTGAACCTTCCGTAGTCTTCTTTTCCATTGAAAGAGCAACCTGAGTAAAATCCGCATTCCTCGCATTTCTTCTCAGAGAAAGCAATTGGATTTAGGCAAGCTTTTGGATTATTTAAGCTTTTTCCCAAGTTGAATAAATCGTCTTCCAGCTTGCTTATCTCTTGTCCGATTGCACGGGCGTTGCTCAGAACTCTTTCTAGCTCAACCTTCCGAGAGGCTAAGTTGCTTAGAATTATATTTTTATCCTGCACTCTTCCCACCTCTGCCACTTTTCTTCCAGCTTTTCAAGTCTTTCCTTCACCCTTAGATTTGTGAAACGTTGCAACCTCAGTCGCTCCATTTCATTCTGTTCTGACTTAGTCATATAGTATGGGTATGTCTCCGCTTGCCATAGCTTCCAATGTTCACGCCAATATGCCGACTTGTGGGGGCCTTCGTTGCCGTGATGATGCTCTTGACATAAAGTTACGAGTTCTCGACACACGCGACGCGGTCTTTTGCTTGAGATCGAGGCTCACAATGGTGATGCTCTGTGTTGTAACTACTTCCGCAACCGGGATGGATGCAAACTCCTCCATCCCGCTCGTCTACCAACCCGTAAGCATACTTTAGTAGACTGTCGAGGCGTGCCATTTTTGACTCACCTCACTTTGTCCACATTTAATTTATAAATTTACCCGCAACTGCTCGCTCCGCAAACTATACAATGCTGACAGCCGCTCGCATGAACTATCTTCCCTCCACATTCTTTGCAAATAGCTTCTTCGGCCTTGGGATTATCATTAAGCCTCTTACCTATGCCAAACAATAACTCCCAAAAGTGATGATATTCACCGACGTTTCCATATCCGCAATGGAGCGTATATGTTCTTGGTTTTTTTAAGTTATGGCTTTGGTATTTCGTATACTTTCTAGCTTCTTCAAGAATGAAAAAGTAAGCGATATCCTTCCACTCTTCCCGTTCCCAAGCCATAGTCATGTTCTCAATACCATAAGCCATAAAATAATCGTCATAATTCAAGATATAAACTTCATTGCCGCTCAAATCATTTATATCTTTAGATTCAACCTGACTGAATGGTTTTATTGGAATGGGGCAAATCTCATCTCTGTAGTCATAGAAACTCTTAATTGCTTCGATATCACTTTTTAGCCACAAGGAGTAATCGTTGTGATCCCAGCAAAACCTTAGATCGTCGCTATCGTAGTATTCTGCAGTGTCCTCGCTATAAGGGACGTAGTGGGGATCATATGATTGGACAACATGTATTGGTTGAGATGTACAAAGGTTGTCCTTTGCGTTTGGATAATGATTTCTGGCGAACATCTTCAGAAACCTTTCCTGTTCTTCGGTCAAGTTAACGGTAATTTCAGCCATCTATTTCTTCTCTCCAATCCGCAGCCATCGGCAGTCATCTATGCGTGCGTAACTGCATTTATCCTTTCCTACACAAGCCTTGCATTGGCAGTCCTTCCCTTTGCACTTTCGACATTGGCACATTTTTGGCGTCCTCCTTCACCTCGAGTATTTCAAGCCTCTTCAGTTTTCTCTCACCGCTCATGTTCCACCCGAGCACGGTTTGGGTAATAAACCGCTCCCTTCGCTCATCCACCAGAACTGCCTTTTTTCTATCTGGACTGAAGATGAGTTTGTTTTGCTGAGTGTTTTCTCCGGCATAGAATTCACCGTTTAGTACCACAATTGATTTAGTCATTTCTTCACCAATTACCCTTTCTCAAATTGGCAAGCGCTTGCGAATTTAAATGCGACAAAATTCACAGTATCCTACCACGTTGCTTTCTCCACTCCTCATCCTCCAGGATGGCGTCCCTAATATCTCCTTCGCTATATCCCTCTCTGGAAAACTCGGGATTTTTAACTAGATAGTCCTTGCACTTAATACAAAGGTATTCCGCTCCAAAATTGCCCTCGTTTACAAATGCAAAATAAAAGCATTCTGATCCCGACGGTATTCTTGCCCTGCATCCGAAGCACTTGCGATCTTCCTTAGTCTTCTTAACTTTCCGCTCGTTATAGAAGTCACTCACATGAATTCCTCCTATACTCAAATTGGCAAGCGCTTGCGATTTTGCATTGCCATAGAAGATAATGGCTATCCGGATTTTATGCTGGAAATCACCTGAATAATTTCCAGCCAATTAATTATCTTGTGAAGCAAATTCTTCATGTTGCGCACTATCAATTCTCTGGTTCTCCGGAAGCATTCTTAAGTCCTTGATGGGTGCCAAAATAACACCTTGCTTTTCGGCAATCAGGAAAAGCTGTCTGACTTTTTCCTCATAGCTTGCCTGCAACTGTAATACTTTAGCGTTGTATTGTTGCTCCAGTCTTTCGTGTAGGACTTGATTCATACGCAATCCCAACATGAAATCGTCATAGCTGGTGAGCAAGGCGCGGCACTCGGTAATCAATTGAATTTCCTCTTGCAGTTTTAAGCCTTTCGCTTTATCAATTAACGCATAACAAAAGATCGGATATGGTGTTACGTGCATTGTTTTCCCTCGTGCTTGCATCACCCTGTTAAATGCCTTAATCATTTCCCAGTTATCAAAACGGTTAAGCTCACTAAGTTCGGCAATGTATTCCTCGGTAATCTCGTCATAGTCAGACTTATCGCCGCTCAACATCTTGTCGATGAATAGCTTTTTGAAGCCCAATCGCTTTGCTAAATCCGAATTTACCAGAGCCTCATATACCAGATCGTGGATTTCCGTTTGATCAATTTGCCACACAGCCAGGTCTAATGCCCATATTTTGTTGGTGTATTCACTCAATTCTTCAAACTTTTCTTTAAGGGCGCTGCCCTTATCTGTGTAATAGTAGCCTTGGCCGTCATAGCTCACGTCAGCAAACATTTCGGACAATATGCCCATTTCCTCGGTCTGCACTATTTCACACAAAGCGTCATAGATGCTGGATGCTGATGCGTATTTGGGAGTGCCAGTTTCAAAGGGATCACTCATTTTTGCTTACCCCTCACTTCGTGTTTTCGCCATGAATGTGAACTTACTTTATACCCGCTCGTAATGCGCAAAGCGTACAGGCTGCAGAACAACCTTCGGCTTTAATTTGGCGTGTAAGATCCGATTCCCAACATTCCGCTCTACATACCGGACATTCAACAAGTTTCCAATCTGGATTTCGGCTAGCTTCTGGTATGTTGCGCTTCAACGGCATACACGCTATGCCTCCGTCACCAGGCTTGTGTGGTGTGATCTTTACGTTCATAACTTCACTTCCGTTCCGGATGGTACTTTCCAGTCCCAAAAACCTTGTGCTCCCTTTGCTGGAATAGGCGATTGGAAAGGTTTGATGTCTTCGAATATCCATGCATACCGGCCAAGTGTGTAATCCCCGAGCGGGATCTCCTGCTCACTAAGCGTTTTCAGGAATTTTTCATCAATCAACTTGCAATCCACTAGATTTCCGACTGCCAGTATACATCCCACCGGTAATCGTTCTAGTGGGTACGGAAATAAAATCCTCCTAATAGTTTCAATTACCGTCTGCAACATAAGCTTCATGGTCTCTTTTACAGACTTCTTGGCTGCATGTAGAGCAACCGCTCCCCGTATGCTCGTATTCCAGCCCCGTGTCTCGATCTTCTTGTGGCCTTCCGCCATCAATGACGCCCAGGGTTGCCATAGTGTTAGCGCTTTCACCGTCCATTACCTCCTGTCCTGCATACATAGGGCTTATGCCTGGCTGAAATGTCTCGCACAGACCGTATTCGTTAATCTCAATGCGTTCTTCGTTGATATTCTTCATGCAGTTATCTTCCCAGTAATTGACGCATTGACTGTTTGTACACATCATGTTTATGGCCATTACTTGATCCTCCTTGGCTATAGCACAAATTGGCAAGCGCTTGCGATTTTGAATCAAACTACGTTCATATCCTTAGCCGGCTAGACGATGCCGCTCAACAACTTAATCGCTCCACCTAGTTCCGGAAGCCGATAGCCCTCGAGTTCTTCAGCTTTGAGGTATTTCCGGCCATATATCTCCTTCATGTCACGCCAGGCAGTCCATGGTATTCTAAAGAAACTCTTGAATCCAAAGGATACAAATACAAAAGCCAGTGCGCCTAATTTATGATGCTTTTCCAGGCAGTCAATTTGTTCCGGCGTGACTCTTCCCCGCTCAATTCGATCATTGTCTGTGTGTTTTGCCTCAAAGACTATTGCCTGGCCTCCCTGGAGTGTTCCCTTGTAATCCGGTTGAGCGGCTTTTTCAAAGCAGGCGATAAACTTCCCCGGCTGACGAGTCATTGGCTGGAGTACCTTCATTGGCTCTGGTGTCTTTTCGATGTGTGCGAGGTTCTTCTCGCGGTAGAAAGAACAGGCAGCTGAGATCATGTTTTCGAAATAATTTCCGGTAACTTTGTTCCGCTTGCCCTGGAGCTGGCGCCGGGGATCCTTACAGCGGTTAATAGCCTCAAAGGCGGTAAGGTCTTGGTATCCCTCGGCATTCTTGCGATGGTTTCTACTCACTATGTTCACCTCTCCTGCTCATTCAAGGCTCCTCAACATCTCTAGCGCCGCTTCTCTGTAAAAATCGTCATCTAGGGATTCAACCGCTTCTACGATTTCCTCTAAATTTTCGTCATCCGGATAGGCTTCTTCCATTTGGCTAACGAGGTCCTTTTCCTTGCCTACACAAGGACCATTTTCCTCCCATACGCCCATTGTCAATGTAAAGTCTCGACCTCTGAAATTAAGGGTGGATGTTTCGATTCCTTTCTCCCAAACCTTTGTATATTTAGCCATCCCGCTTCCTCCTCAGTGCTTCTTCACTAGTCTCAACTTCAGTTTCTTGGGCGGGAGCTCCCCATTTTCATCTGACCAATACCAAATGTCTGCCCGAAAACGTACTCCGTGTAATCCTTTTGCGTTGGTATTCCATTCGACCTTAAGTATTTTGGTTACGGTAAAGGTTTTGCTAATCCCGCCTATGGTCCAGTCGGTGTTCGGTTTTCCTATCACTGGGATGTCAGTGCCAAATCGAACGTTAAACTGGATATTATCGTCGTACTTTCTAACCCCGCGGGGATCACGTTCATAGATTAAACACGGGATAGAACCGCCTTTGCCATGACATTTTCCATCGTGCTGAATGTTTTTTATGCATTGACTGCATTCATTCCAGCTCATTTTACCCCACCTTTATCCCTGGCAGATCTTCTTTACACTATTAGCCCATATGCCAAAGTCCTTGTTTCGTTCGACTATAAAAACCTGCCGTTTTAGGTCATGCTTACTCTTGCCAACCGATATAATGCTTTTGAGTCCCCGCTGGACCATTACGTACTTAAACCCGCATTCTTTGGCCAGAGACAGCCGAATAGCTTCCCTAAGAGATTCTGAGGTATCCGTGTTACGGCGTCTGCGTATATAGGGCTTAAGATAGCTACTTTTTCTTTTACGCATGGAAGTGCTCCTTTTTACTCAAAATGGGATATCATCGTCCAGATTAACTTCGTGTCCATAATGCGTCCCATCTGACGTATGCGCGGGTGCTCCTCCACCGCTCCCCTTAGGACTCAGAAAATGGACATCTTCGGCGATAACCTCAGTGACCCAGCGCTTTTGACCGTCCTTATCGTTGTAGGTGCGAACTTGAATCCTCCCGTCGACTGAAGCCAGCTTTCCTTTGGCCAAATAGTTTGCACAAAGTTCGGCAAGTTGTTTAAATACCACACATGGAATAAAGTCAGTTTCTTTTTGGCCTTGAGCATTCTTAAACCTACGATCAATGGCTAACGTGAAGTTTGATATAGCAACTCCGGAAGGAGAATACCGCAACTCGGGATCTTTAGTTAAGCGGCCGATCAGGACAACTCTGTTTAACATGCCTTCCCACCCATCATCACTCGGACTAATTGTTTATCGTACTCGCTTTCCGCTTGTTGGATATACATTTTGTGGATGATTTCTAGGTCGGATTCGACGATCTTCCAGAGTTCTTCAATGGATTTTACGCGTCCAGGCCCTGTCCATTGGCTCTCCATTTCTTCAACCTGCTTGTTTAACTCCGCCGAACAACTAGGGCACAATCCGGATTGCGCATAGATTCCAACGGCATCTACTTGTCCACCGCAATCTGCGCAAATGTAACGCCCTGTGCTTGTGCTTATCTTGCCTAGAACGGTATCGACCGCCTCGTCTTGTAGCTCACTGGGCACATCTGCAGACGTTATGGCTGTACCCAAGATTTCAGCCGCTTCGTCATTTTCTTCCTCTGCTTCTGGGTGCCAATACAGTTCTTCGCCCTCTGGCTCTTCCATGGAAATTCTAAGATGATCATCCGGTCCAGGTACAGATTCTCCGTAAGTGGATTCCCTACCGGCTTCTTCATTGCCTTCCTTGGCGCAATCGCCAGCTATTTCCCCCGATGTATTCTCCGTGCTAAATTTAAGCCCACCCAATGGTATTTGAATCTCAACCTTTGGTAATTTCTGCGGTTCAGTATCTGTGTGGAATTTCTCAATTTCCTCCAAGCTCGGTCCTTTGTCCTCTGCTTTTTGTTCCTGCTCCGCTACTTTTCTAAGGTGTACTAGGTGTGCGTGGGCCGTTGTTTTGCTGGTCAGATACTTCTTGGCAACATCGCTATAAGATCCAGTGGCCTCAAATAATTCGAGGGTTGTTAATTCCGATTTCATACGTTTCGCATTTTCGATAGTGTCAACACTCGGCATGATTTTTTCCTCCTCGTCAACATATTTGATCTCTCCGGTTCGTTCGTAGTGTTCGACATCACAAACCCTTGAGGTTACAGGAGACTCGACTGTAGTTAAATTACTCTTTGATTCAAGGAGTTTAGTCCCGTAGGATCGCGGGCTTATATTGCTTCTCATTGCCGTTCCATCCTTCCTTGGGCGACCGTGTTTGCTGCTAGATGGTAAACCTCGTATAGTGCGCCATCGGGCAACGCTTTTTTTATAGCAGTCTAATTTAGCGGCTATTTCTTTATCCGGTAATCCAAGATCGTAGTAATGCTTAGCCCGTTCATCGTCGATATTTACTCCCCTTGTCATAATTCACCTCACAGGTAAAACTTCTCGTACTTGCTTGCTCCTCCAGGAGGCTTAGGAGGCTTAGGAGGCTTATCATCCGGATCCTTATTCCGCTTGTGCGCCTTTTGCCCTTTACGCTCAAGTTCTCTTGTTTCGACATCGGCCACAGTCAGGACGCCAGCTTCTCTCCAGTCGGTTAGGACCCTTCGAAGATAGAACATGTTTCGGACATCTGCATTAAGGCAGCACCTCAGGCCTTCAATGACTACACCATCTGGATCAGGGCTCCCTCGTGAGGAGAACTCATCACACCATGCAAGGATTGAGTCAGTCTCACCCTTAGGTATCAGGCGCCCCCAGTTCTTTTCTGCCCAGTCGATAGCTTGGGTACCGACGTCCCTGGAGTGTACTTTCTCTGTTTTGGATACGGTTTCGTTCAATTCGTTCACAGTTTGAGGTGTTTCGTTCGCATCCCGTGACCTTTCGGATACGATTTCCTCTTCTTCGCGCGCGTTGATGTTGTTGTTAATATCTAAATCTTTATCTAGTTCTATATCTATGTCCTGACATCGTCTTGACCGAATTGACGCATCATTGACGCTATCCATTTTCCCTTCTTGAAGTGTCATTGACATGTCATTGACACTTTTCAATAACTTCTGCTTTTTCCTCTCTTTCTGCTTTGCCAATCTGTTGTACTCTTTGAGTTCAGACATCCTATCGACATTTTGATATTCCTCCCAATTCGGAAGATAAATACAGCCGTCAATGTCGGTATTAACCATATTCAAACGTTTGAATGTTTCTAGCGCTAATTGGATCGTCGACAAGGGGATTTCGTATTCATTAGATAGCATTTCCGGCGTGTAGGGGACGTTTTCGGTCAGGAATATGTACCCACCCGTATTGCATTTACCAGCACTGGCCATGAGCATTATCCAACAAAGAAGAATGTCGTTGCCCTCAGGTAGCTTTCTGATAAACTTAATTTTCCGGTTATCAAACATTTCCACATATAGTTTGATCCACTTAATTTCAGCCATCTATTTCTATCCTCCATTCTTCCGGTGTTTTATCACCCTTGGAACGGTTACAGGTTATGCAGGCACACACCAAGTTACCGACTAAATCTAATCCTCCCCTTGATCTGGGTAACACGTGATCTGCTTCTAACGGTTTGTCTCCGGCACCGCAATAAACACATGTGTAGTTATCTCTTTCAAGGACAACCCTTCGTAAATCGCTCCAATTTCCGTCATTCACAGTGCAATCCCTGTCGATTTTCACCCATTTCTCAAGATCGTTAGCTCTCATTACACCATTATCGTCAAAGTCAATCACGCCAAGTTTTTTAAATATTTCTAAGGCCAGCTTAACGATATTGATTGGCTTCCTGAACTTATGCGAGAGCATATCATCCGTGTATGGAATTTTTTCAGTGGTGTAAATGTATCCACCATCATTACACTTTCCGGCCAGGGCCAAGAGCCTAATCCATATCACTAGTATTACGTCGGATTCCGGAAGACTTGTTATGAAATCTATCTTCTCATCCTCGAACATTCCAGTGCTTAGCTTTATCCATTTAACGTCAGACACACCATCACCTCATTACTCCTAAGAGAAAAGGCTAAGATAAAGCCAGGTCAATCCTAGCTTTATCTATCCTTACAACTTCTCAGACATTTTGCCAATTAATCCTTTGATAGCGCTCTTGTATTTGCCTTGCTCTTCGGTGTCAATCTCTTCTAGCACAGCGAGGATATCTTTGAATTCATCTACCAGTGATTCAAAGTGAATCTTAAACTTGACGCTTGCAGTATTGACCGATTGAGGTTGAGCTTCCTTGGCCTCAAGTTCCTTATTCCTTTCCCTAAGTTCGTTGAGTTCTTTCTCGACATCTTCAGGGATTTTTTCAACCACCGGAGCGGCTGTCACCTCAACCGGATCTTCCTTCAGCTGCCGCTCAAGTTCCTCGATTTTGCCAAGTGACTCCGAGAGCTCAGAATTAGTCTTCTCAATGGTTTCCTGCAGCCGCTCGACTTCATCGCTGTTTCCTGAAGCCTGTGCCTCTATGAGCAGCTTGTTCGTCTCTGAGATCGACAAGCCCAAGCGGTCGATCTCTTTCTTCGATTTTTTCTTTTCTTTATCGAGATCAGTCCTAAGCTTTTCGGCTATAGCTTCTGCAGTCTGCTTATCTGATTCTGCTTGTTCCTTTTCTCCAAGCAACCGCTTGGCTTCCTCAGTCTTTTCTTCTGCTAAACGCTTGGATTTCTCGGCCAGCTTCTTGGTTCCAGTCCAGCCTGCCTCAACTTCCTTTAGCTTTGCCTCAAGTTCTTGCTTATCCTTGATAGCTTGCTGCAGCTCCCGAGTAGTCATATTGTCGATGTCGTTTTTCTCAATAAACTCCTCCCGTTCTTCCATAGGGATGCCCAACAATAAAACCGCTTGGGTATAACTCAAATTGGCAAGCGCTTGCGATTTTGCGTTGTCGCAAAACATAACCATCTGGCTCGATCCGTATTGTTCGAAGAGCACAATAAGATTGGAAGCCGTTCGCTGGGAATATTTGACCGATTTCTTAAGCCACTCTCCCCACTCTCCGTGCTTAATCATGATCTTTGCTTCCGCAAGTTTCCGACCTATCTCGATACTATTTAGCAGAACAATCTTTCGAACCGTTTCCGTAATACTGTTAATCTCCTGGGCAATTAGTTCGGGCGTCCGCTCCACGGATAAATTCTTATCGAGCATTGCGACCTCATTCAAAGCCTTTTCCTCCTTTCGATTACGCAGGGACTGTCACCAGGATTCTATTTTCCTCGCAAATCGGTTTTAATGTTTTTAAGAATTTATTGGTAAAATTACGTACTTCAGGAGACGCAAGACGATCGCCGAATCCATATAGCTGTAATATCTTCAATTCTTTCATGTCGATCTCCATCGTAATGAATGGCTTCTCTGGCTCCTTTGTCTGCCTAACAAAAAATATCATCCTCGTTCCGGCAATATGGTTTAGGTAGTACCTATCCGCACCAACACAATGGTTTAAAGCTTGTCCCTCTGTAATAAGATCACTTCGAAGGGCTGGAAATACGATACAATAATCTCCCTTTGCGTACTCCTTCATCCCGGAATAGAGTTTTTCCACGGCCTGTTTGAATTTCTCGTCATCTATCTGGTGTTTCACTTGGTTAAAACGAGGCAGGAGCAAGTCGTGAGCTTCTTTGATATTTCTGGGGAAACGAATGGATTTTCTTGACAAGTCCACTTTTAGCGATTCGGACATGCTTACATAATCCTTATAGAGCGTTAAAAAGTATTGAAGCTTTTTCTTTTCGATCAGCGCCTTTTGCCTTGAAAAATAGTTTACAAAGCGCTCAAACGACATAGCCTTAAGGACATCAACGATATCGTCAAATTCCATGTGCCCGGGTGCCAGTGAGCGAAGTTTTTCAAAACTGGATTCACTCACCCATGTTTTTGACGCTTTTAGGACCATGTGTTCAAAGGGACTAACATTATATTTCTGATACAGCGGGAGATACTGTTTACTGACCCCAAGGGCCTCCGTAAACCCTGCTCCCTTGCCTAGTTCATACTTTGTCATGCCGGACGCAAGTGCCGACATCCCCATTTTGAAAAGGTATTCCGCCGCTGGGATGTTCTTAAGGTGATCGAGTAATGATGCAAAGGACAGTTTTCCGGAATTTTTTAGCCCCGCTTCCAGGTCTACGTGGTAGTAAGTATCGCCAAAAACCTCTTTGAGATTGTTCACATAAACGAACGATTCCCCATAGTGAACGTTTCCGTTCTTCTGGCGGAACCATCTCTCTTCCCAACCTATCATTGATTTATAGTCGTAAGCGTAAACGATCGGTCCCTTGAGAGAATGAAGATACAGATTTCTGTAATAGTCAGAAAAATGATATCTATGTTTCACGCCGTCAAACGCGCGGATTATATTTGTCCAGCGGATCAGCAGCTGGTCTTGGACTTTATGGGCTATGCAGATCTTTCCTTTGTCTTCACAACCACCGCTTGTCCACATGGCGTGATATATGGCCTTCATATTACATCCTTGGCATATTCCGTCTTGCCCAGGTTTAACATCTTTACTTACGGGAAATTTGTGCCCGCAATGGCCGCATACCGCTTCTCTTTCCCCTTTTTGGATTTTGCTTATAAAAATATAGGTGTACCCAAATACGTTCGTTTCACAATATTCGTCCAGGTCATCAGGATAGGCCGGGAACATCTTGAAATGTGAATCCATCTTGGAATACTTGCTATCCATTGCCTTCGCTTGCTTTCGTTCATTTATTGCTCTGACAAAGGAGTCCATTTCATTTTTTATCCCGGACATGTAGTGCCATGATTTTTGTCCGCTTTTTAAGATTTCATGAGCTTTTTTTACATCATTTTCAGCGGCATCAATATTGTCAGAATATAAATTATCCAACAAATTTCCCGGCAGCCTTTTCTCCCATTTCCTGACCGGCCATTCCTTACAAACCAGGAACGAGACACCGTCAGAGAAAAAGCGAAGCTGCAGGGTTGAATCCTTTCGCTTGAAAACATCAACGATGAGCATTTTACCGGACTTTTTTAGCTTTAATACCTGGACCGCTGCAACATACTTGTTGTATTTCTTGTCTTTTGCAGGCAGACTCGGACACACTTGAACAGTAATTTGCTCCAATTCTCCTTTTATCAGCATCCACAGATTCCTCCTTAAAGTAAATCTTCCAGCCGTACATCAAAGCTAATTGTTGGTTTTTCTGGTGCCGGTACCGAAGATACTGGCGCTACGGACGGAGCGGCCATGACAACCGGTGCTCCTTTAATTCCGAAATATTTCAGCACGACAGCAAACCCTTCCTGATCAGTGAGCACCGCGCAATTTCCGGACTTTGTTTTCGCAGCAACCTTTCGCATCTCCTCGAGGCTTTTACCGATCGTCTTGTCTGTGACTAGGATTTTCTCGGCATCCCGAGGGGATTCGGTAAGGTGATTCAGTAGAAATTTCCCAACTTCTTGAATATATGAGTTAGCGTTATTCTGAGTCATTTCAGACCTTACTTTCGAAATGGCCCGCTCTATCGGCATATTCATTTTCCTCCTTTGAAAGCTTCTCTAAATAGGCGCATAAAAGCGCATATCTGCACTTGGATTGATCGCGTAGATCAGTACATCCACCGCAGTTCTCTAGGTAATCAAAAAAACGGAGAAGGTGCCCCTTATCAAATAGACTCAAACTGATCACCATCCCCTATACTCGGATTAATAAAATAAGGCTTAAATGTAATGGCTGGCACGATCACACTCTTTCTCTGCCGCCTATCCCGCTCCTCTGGTGTAATCCGTCGCATCCGTGGGATTTTGTTACCTTCGATCCGCTGGCATTCATTGCCGTGGTAGACGATGCAGCGCATTTCGAAGTACTCACAGGCACTGCGCCAGCATTGGAGACGCTTTTCTCGATCTTGCTTAGCTGCCATATCCCAACCTCCCGATTAAGGAAGTGGACCGTATCCACTTCCTTGTGGTATACTTTCCGTAAGTGACTTTTTATGTTGGTCCGCTTGGAGTGTCCGCTCCTGCGGGCCATTTTGCTTTATAAAAGATACAAGGAGGCGATCCTTTTCGTCCCTGGCATCTGCCGAAATTTCGTTCGTGACGATCGCACTTTCGGCATTCGTCGTTCATGGAGTTATAATCGAATTCACCTTTTTGGGGGAGACTCTTGCCCATACAATCACCGACCTCTCCGTCTAGACTTGGGACGGTTATTATATTTCGCCTTTTCTTTCGACGGCTTCGCTGAACTGGCCGGCTTTGCCAAAATAGGAACAAGCGGTGCGGTAATATTTTTGATAGACCAAAACCCCTCGGGACCGCATTCCCATTCCGCTTGACAACCTTTTGTCGGACACCCAGCTTTGACTTGGCCTTCCGGGAAAGACATTTTTTGACCGCAAATACACATTTGAGATAACGATTGCTGCTTTACCATAGAAATCCTCCTCACTTTTTTCACGATTCGGTAGCTATACAGTCAAAACCCACAGCGCTAAGTACTCTTCTGCAATGCTTGCAGTGGGTGATGGCCTTGCCTCCTTCAAAGTCTGTCGTTTCATGCATAGCTAATGGGTGTGTGCAAATGTTAGGACTAGCTCCAATGGCCGCTCGTTGAGCCTTGAGGCTTTCGATATATAGGCCAAGGTCGTCATACATCTTTTGGAGATTTGGCGTGCCTATCATCATGTTGATCCTCCGCCCGTTAGAACTTGATCTCCCTTTCCATGCAGATCAGCCCACATAAAGCACTCGTATTCGCTATTCCACCAGAGCAACATTTCGTTCCCGTATTTATCCCGGACAATTTGGCTGCCAGGCACTTCCGGAAATGCTTCTGTAGTGACTACGCCAGGCGCAAACCGCTCGGCTATGAAGTTAAGTACCTTGTCATCCAGGGTATCGGCAACGGAGATATTTACATATCCGGTGCCCTTGCAGCAGCCACATACCTTCCAAGGTGCACATTTTGCAAAGTCAATGACCCAGCCCTCAAGTGTTTCGGATAATTTCATTCCTGATCCTTTCTCTCCGACTTCCTCAACCAGCTTAGGGCAGGTTTCGGGACTGCATTCATCGCATTCCTCACACTCCGTGGCTAGTTCAACCTTTTCCCAAACAACAGCATCCAAGGTTGGCGTGATCTTAAGTTCCTGGAATATCGGGTGATCTTTGCAGGCATACAAAACAACTGGTTTCATGGAATCATCTTGGTACTTTGACCCAAAGAGTAATTCATTTTTCCAAAATAAGCCGATTGGTCCACCTTCAAATTCATGGATTACCCTTGGGTTTTCTGCTCGTTTTTGAGCTATGGATTTTCTCAACTTTCCTCCTCCGTTCCTGGAATTTTCTCATCGCTTGCCATCTCGTTTGGTATCGCAAGATCCTTTATGTCTTGAATAACAGCGTGGATTCCCCAGAGGGCAAAGGCACTACTTTTGTGAACATGACGATTCTCCCAGTATCGGATCGTGATTGATGGGAAGCGCTCAGTTAAGAGGTTTTGAAGCAAATTCCGATTCTTTTCGCAGTCCGTTAAACGATGTTCACTTTCATCAATAACAAAGATATAACCCTGCTTTTCCAAGTCGTTGCGCTTGTCAGTTTTAGACTTCTTATCACTAACAGGAGTGCTCGACATCGAAAAGGTGCGATCAAAGGAAAAACCAAATTTAAGATCAACCGTGCCGTATGGACCATATTGAAATTCAAAGATATGTCCCATGTCCGCTTTTTTCCACCAATCATCCACATTATCCCTGAGGTTACGGAGTAAGTTTGGAACAGTATCGATCGGAGCTGCTTCACCTAGTTGACGTCCAAGTTCGCGAATCCTACCGTTGAGCTCTCTGATCTTGGCGCTCTTTTCTTCGATTCTCGCAGCCGCTTCCGAGGCATAACCTAATGGTTCACAAATCTCCTTCGTGTAATGGTCTAAGAGATTGCACATGCAATCGCGCATCTCAACACTCAGTGCATCATTCTCAATCATTTCATAAACATAACTCGCGCCATGAATTAGCTCCTTAGCGGCTTTCATTGCGACAGCCTTTTGATCAGGTGTTAAGGCGACTATGGATGGATCGGGTTCTTTAATATCTAGATGCTTCAATATCGCTTCCTCCTACCTAAAATTACCCTTGCCAAGAATGTTCCCTATCTCTGCTCTATCGCAGCCGAGATTCGCGCATTTAGTAGCCAAAGAACAACATTCGTCGTTCATGATGTTCCAATACAAGGAACCTCCCATTTGGTCCCGAAGCTTAACTTGATCCCTAAGTTCGTTCATGAGGTCTTCCTTGGTGGTTATTTCAGGCGTATCGTTTATGATTTTCATAGTTTCTTTCACCTCCTCTCGAATTTTAAGCGACATTTCCCCGGCCCATGGCAATGAAGCATCTTCTTGCAATTTCGACCTCTTCATCCGGGCTTGTCCGCTTGCCAAAGTCGAAGAGATTAATCTTGATATCCGTGTTCATGAGCTCCATGACTTCGGCAAATTGGGAGTCTGTCATAGGACCTACGATTGCCTCTAACTTTTTTCTGAGCATGCTCTCACCCCTTTATCCGATCGATCAAACTCAAAATAGGGCATCTTATCGCCAGTCTCATGATGCAATGCGTATAAGACGAGAGTGTCTATGTCAGTGCGCCCGTTTGCTACATGTTTTTCAAGCCACTCCATGAGTGCTATTTCGTATTCTTTGGTATAGACGTATGCTGGCAAGTCACACCATGCATTGCGTTTCTCGGTAAGAGATGTCTTAGCCAACCTTTTCTGACCATTGGTCAAGTTGCCCCCTCCTTTATTCTTCAGTCCTCAATGGGCACCAGCTTGGGCTGCTTGATTTCATTTCCTTCGACGGAATATGGAGTGCTTCATTCCTCCTTTTTCGCGGTGCCCCTAAGTGGATACAAAAGCTTTTCTTTCCTGACGGGATCCTCCAGTTACACTGCTTGCACTTTGGTAGAGCCATGGGATTCCTCCTTCCATGCCGCATCGATGGCGGCCAGTAGTTTCTCGACGTCCCCTTCGTCCATGTGGCCATACGGGAAAACGTCAGTCGCTGCAAAGTTTTTAAATCCTTGCTCGACTTGAGCCGGGCACACGCCGGGCAAGATCGATGCAAAAATATTTGAGATGGCACTAAGTTGATCATGCGCTATATTAGCTGAGCGTAGCGCATTGTTCCTTGTGTACCCCTCGTGCAGCTGGGCGTATCTGACGCCATCCCGGGTTAGCTCGATGAAGAGAGTTTTCAGGGTTGGCCCTGTAGCAAGTTCGCTAACTATCATGGTTTGGCTTTAACTCCTTTCTCCTTGACTACTTGGGATCACTGGGTCGCAACAAAGAATGTTGCATTGCTATCGTCAGCGGCAACGCTTCCTGGCGTGTAAAGCCTTGATTAACTAAGCGTGTCAAGTGATCGAATAGCATTTTGGCCATGTCGCGTAATGCCGCTTGAGCCTGTTCAAGGTCTTGATCCGAAATCATTATTTCACCTCGCTTTCGAGAGATGTCTGACAGGCTTTTCCTCTTTCGCGTCGAAATGGTAGTTGACAAGCTGATCAAAATCAACAAAGAAAGGAAAAATGTATGGCAAAATATCTATGGGATTTAAACATTGAAGATCTCCCTCTTGGTTGGCAAAGCGTTTATGATGAAGCTGTAAGGGATTATCCAAAGGGCAAGTACGTGCAATGGGCTGCTACAAACGATGAGGTAATTAAGAATTGGGTAGATCCGGTACAAACATACGATCTATTCAAGAGGACGATCATGGACTACAAAAACCGAGCTATGACAATTTTCCAAAATTACCGTGATCCTGATGTAAGGAATACGTTTACTAGATTACTAAGAGTTGACGTCGCATTATTTAATCTTTTCGTTAATTGGAATATGGAGTGCCTTGACGTTGAGCACCACCTAACAATGTTTAACCCATTTGAATACTTCAGAAACGAACGTTACGTTAATTACACTTTCTACTTTGCTACTCACTATCACGTTCCGCTTGACTTGTTTTGCGATCTACGAGTTATCGACATCAACTTCACTCGCGATCAATAACTCCATTTTTCAAGATAAGCCTGACGTAGGTAAAGTCGTTTCTCCCACTTAGCCGAGCTGTTTTTATAGCTTCGGCAATTTCTTTTCCAGAGTACCTTTTCTCCAATTCCTTGACCGTGTTTCTCATGGAATCGGTAAGTGGTAGGTTGAGTTCTGCGAGTAGGTCCGTTTCTTTTCTCGTTTGTTTTTGAGAAAAATCAATGACTCCCGGGTTCTCCTTGAGCGGATTACCACAGATAACGCAATAGTTATGGTGCACCCTAATCCGCTCGTTTCCGCATTTTGGGCATTTAGGTTTCGCTTGGGCCGCTCCCTGTTGAGCGGCCTTTTCTTCTGGGCTCGACAACGTTTATTCACCCCACTTTCGCGAAATATTTACAGGATTACCCTCTTCCGTGTCGAATTGGTAGTTGTCCAAACTAGTTGGTCCACCTCCTTTCATTTGGATTTACAGGAGAAATCAGGGCTATTGTCGAACATATCGCCCTAGGTCGTATCGGGGCAGAACCCTCCGGGAAAGGGGCGTGATGTATCTTCTTTTTCTTCTTCTTTGATGATTTTTCCGTGCGGCTGACATCCGCCATGGAAAAACGCAGTATAGACGTATGTCTCCTATCAAGGATGATCCAAGTTTCGCCCACTACAGTAAAACGCTGGCTGGATAGGAGATTTGAGCCAAGACACCGGAATTTATCTCGTATTTCAGACGCGCTTAATGTTTCTAGCGACTATCTCATAGGCAGAACAGATTAATTAAAATACCCCGGAGGGTTCTGCCCCGATACGACCTTCACGTCCTCCTCTCTTATAGGATTTTTCCTTATCATGTCGAAGTAGTATCAATAACGATTCCTGTCGTATCAACGCAGAGCTCCCCAGGTGCAAGGAGTGATGCGCTTTCTTTTTCTTCTTTTTCCCTTCCGTTTTCCCCTCACGGCTTGCATCCGCAATGGATCAGAGCGGTATGGGTGTAGCAGATTTGTCACGCCAGACAAATGTCTCACCAATTACCGTCAAGCGTTGGCTAAACGGAGATTTTGAACCCAGACATAAGAATCTCCCCAAAATCGCTTATGCCCTTCGTGTCTCTGCCGACTATCTTCATGATATAGGCAAATAATTTAAAAATATTGTCCTGGGGAGCTCTGCGTTGATACGACCTTTCGCCCACGACTCACCATCTTTCGTTAAATATTTACAGGCATTCCCTCTCCTTGTGTCGAATTGGTAGTTGTTCGGGCTTCCAATGTCGATACGAAGAGAGGTGATGGATTAATGGTCCTAAAATCTGCTTGCAAGGAGTTTTCCGGTTACTGTCCTCACCTAGATGGAGACAATAGGATTCGCGCTGAGTACACTGAGGTTCCAATGTGTGGTACCTTAACTACCAATTACAAATGTACAGGTTTTGAATGTATCTACGGAAGCAGTGGCGAATGCAAGTTTAATCGCGAATGTCCTTTGTACAAAATTGCAATAGTCTTTAAACCTTAAACCCTTTCGCCGGATATACGTTTACTCCGGTCAAATCAGAGAGTTTGCCAAAGGCATCCCAATGACAGTGAATTACAGGGGTGTCATAGCGATGAGGACAGTTTACGCACGCATTGGGAAAATCATCCTCTCCGTGCATAACCGTTTTCACGTACTCTTGGATGTGTCGGGCTATGCAGTATAAATCCTTTTCCGTTAGGCCTTCCAACTCTTTTGCCTTAATCTGCTCATTTCCGAATTTCTGGCATTTAAGTTCTATCTGGGCCGATCCACTTTGAGCGGTCTTTTCTTTCTGCTCCGGCATGTATGGCGTTTCGCCTCCTCTCAATAACCCGCTTTTTCACAATTCCCTAATTTCTTACAGGATTTACCTCGCCTACGTCGAAATGTAAATTGTCGAGATTTACGGTTCTACTGAGGGGAGGTGGATAATATGACGGTTTATAATATTTCGTATGACTTGTGTGCGCCGGGGAGAGACTACGAAGATCTATATAATGAGATTAAGAAATTCGAAATATGGGCTCATCCAGTCGAATCTACCTGGCTTATAGCGTGTAATTCAACAGCAGCCCAAGTTAGAGATCAATTGCTCACAGTTATGGATTCTAATGACAAGTTACTGGTCACGGCGTGTGGCAAGGAAGCCGCTTGGTTTAATCTTGACAAAGAAGTAGGCGAATGGATAAAGAATAGGTTATAGAGCTGTTCCCGTGTGACTACTGACGCTTCGATGGGCTTTCAAAGATTGTTCGGCTTGTTCCTTTTCAGAGCTGCTCAATTCGGGAAGCTCTATTTCTTCAATACTGAGCGGCGTATTGCAGAACCTGCAACGGCCATCCATATTAGAATCGCTTCTTTGCGTCGCGCAGTAAGGGCATACCGTTACTGAAAATCTAATCATCTCTCCTCCGCCTCCTCTCAATAACCCTTTTTCACCTGCTAGGCGACCTTACGTGTTGGATAAGTTGTGGTATCACGCGGCCTATTATTTAGGCCTAACCTCATTGCCAATGTGCTTCTTTAGTGATGCCTTGGTTCGGGCAACATTTTAGCCCTAACCTCCCTCGCTTCGTGATACTTTGGGCAAATATCTTGGAAGGCTTTACCTCTGCGCTGTCGAAATGTAAATTGTTGAGGTTTACGATTCTGCTGGAAGGGGGTAAATGCGATATTGTTCAAGGCTAACGAACGCGTCGGCATTGGGTTATACACGTGTACTAAATGCGGAGCCAAGATTAAAATATATGCGTATGGAGAAGTGCTACGTCCTTGTAAAATTTGCAGATACAAGAAGTACATCAAATCAGGATTGGACAACGATCCAACTCCTAATCCATAATGTTCTACCAAACCAACTACGCCAGACCGCAACCTCACGTTGACCATCGGCTTCATACTCAGAGACATATATGCAAGGAAAAAACCACTTTACCGCCCTTTCTATTTTCCAACGAATAGGATGGGGTTTTTTGTCTTTAAGGATCGGGGTGGGAATGCTCATTAAAATCTTCTCCTCCAAGCAACCCGCTTCTTTACAATAGTCTCGCAAGGCTTGAGTTTTGCTTGCAGGAACCTCTCCTCGTTCGTTGAATTGGTAGCTGTTGAGGTCATCAATTCAGGAAGGAGAAAAGCAAGATGCTATTTAAGGCATACGAACGGGTTGGCATTGGGCTATATTTGTGCACTAAGTGTGGCGCTAAGATTAAGATCTATACGTATGGAGGAGTACTTCAGCCATGCAAAATATGCAACTATAAGAAATTTATCAAAGTTGAGTTAAATGATGTTCCACCGTCTGATCCATAGGACTTTACCGAACCAACTTCGTGAAATCACAACTTCACGTTGACCATCTGTTTCATACTCGGAGATGTATATGCAGGGAAAAAACCACTTTACCGCCCTTTCTATTTTCCAACGAATAGGATGGGGTTTTTTGTCTTTAAGGATCGGGGTGGGAATGCTCATTAAAATCTTCTCCTTGACATGCTTGTTAAGAAACTCGACATACCAGAATAAAATAAACGAAAGACACTCTTACTGCTACTCAGGATTATTTACGCCAAGGGAAGACGCCTTAAGGTATCCATTAAATCGGCAATTGTTTTTGCGATTAGGCAAGCATCTTCAGGGCTATATCCAAGAGATGCTTGCCTTTCCCTTAAAGCCTCAATCTGCTCATGAATAATTGCTCTGTAATCCACAGTTTTCACCTCCTCTCAATATTTATTGGCCTCTCCCTACTTACTAACCCGCTTTTTCACTCATTGGGTATTCTCTTACAGGATTTTCCGTATTTACGTCGAAATTCTTCTAATGCAGATGATCAGGCGCAGGGTGAAGAAATATGCTGAGCTGAATAGTAATATTCAGAGGTATTGGATAAAAAGCCAGTACGATAACAAATGAGTAGCGCGTTGAAGTCGCTTGGTATACTCAATACAGAAGGTGAAGTAGTCCTGGAACCAAAAGGAGTGTTGGAAAGTATGAAATTTAGTCAGTCATGTATAAAGAACTTCCAAGACTCCGCGCGATTGGCCAAGAACATTCAGCCTTTATTAAACGCTGCCAAGAATTTTCACTCAGTTTCAGACACAATATTGTCTGTACAAGGAGCTGTTCAAGCAGCCGCAGCGCTTCACGCCGTAACTGGTGGTACCTACTGCCCCTCTACGAAGTAATTTGTAGCTGTGCATCGGGTTAATTCAGAGAAACTCCTGCCCACGAAATCCCGACACCCTGCACCTGATCATCTGCATTTGGTTTCGACCTTGCATTCCTCCTCTTAAAGCTTCTGCTAATGGCAGAGGCTTCTTTTTATTCCCCCTACTTACTAACCCGCTTTTTCACAATCATTCATTAGCCTTTTTGGCAGGTATTCCCTCCGGTCTATGGAAATGATAGTTGTCCACAGTATTTTTCAAGGAAGGAGGTAAGGCAATATGGATATAGCAACAACCACAAAGCATAAAGAACTTCTTCAGCAACTTTCGTATGAGTGTTTACTAAATACAGAACACGCCGTAAATGGTTATTCCGAATCAGAAAACATTGATATTTCGCTACAGTTCATGAATCAAGCATTTCAGTCTATAAAATTAGCTCAAACGTTTTATTTGCAGACTTATTTCCACGGACATTTTGAGCACTTTGAAGAGTTTTTTCATCAGTTTGGAATTCTGAATATCGAGTTTCTGACATCAATAGAGACCAAACGCGGTTTACAATGGTCACTTATCGAATTAGATAACTTAAAGAGAATATATGGCGAGTTTAAAATTTCACTAAGTGACTAGATTGATGTATACCCTATAGTTGCTTTGACTTGTTCAAGCACTGTATACGCTTCGTGAACAAGTAATTTTTTGGACTGTAACATTTCAAAAATCTCCCTGACTACCTGATAGTTCTTGTCGGCTCTATCGGGTAGTCCTTTTAATCTGTCCTTGCGGTTATCTTGGTCGCTCATAAAATCCTCTCCCTACTTACTAACCCGCTTTTTCACAATTATCCCGCAACACTATTGACCTTTTCGTTTTTACGCGCCTCGATCCACTTGATAAAATCTTTCTTTTCAACTCGTTTGGATATGCCGATTTCAAAATTCGGGATGCCGCCGTGTTTGGGTACTGTCTGAAATAGTTCGTATACGCGGCGGCGGGAAATACCAAGATAAGTTGCAATCTGTTGTGCTGTTAGAATCTCAGGAAGGTCATCGATTATCATGCGATCACCTCCATTCATGAAATCCGCTCTCTCATTAGTTCACTAAAAGCGACCTCGTCGCCAAAAAAAATAAAGTCATGCGGCGTGTTATAGACCCTCTCAAATGTTTGCATTTTTTGATACGGAACATTGCTAGAATTTTTCTCCCAAGCGCGCAATGTCTTGACACTGACTCCAACAAGGGTTGCGGCCTCCTCCTGGGTATAACCGAACTTTATTCTGAGTGACCGCAATGTATCTCTTTGCTGAATAGAAACCTCTTTAATTCCTTTCATTTAATCAACCCCTTTTCTAATTCCTATGTTACGACTCTTTCGGTGAACTGTCAACATATTTTACCTCTTTTAGTAAACAAATTTCACAGATAGTTGAATAAGTTCCCAAAATGGGTATACTGTAACTATGGATATAAGGAGGTATTGAGATGACGGATGACGTTAAGGAAATATTTGCAGCTAATGTATTTAGATTGCGCAAGGAAAGAGGGCTTACTCAGTTAGAATTTGGAGACAAAATAGGGCTAGGAAAGACTACTGTTTCCCAATGGGAATCAGCGCAGAAGCTACCAAATGCAGGAAGTATAGAAAAGATTGCATCTTTCTTTAATATTCCTAAAAGCGCTTTGTTCGCAGAAGGTAATGATCGCTTTATAACTTATGATAGAATATTAAACTTGCCAGTCGTAGGTAAGATTTCATGCGGAAACGGATCTTTTACTTATGAGGAAATTGAAGATTATGAGCCAACTCCCGAGGCCTGGGTTCGCGGAGGGGAATACTTCTACTTGCGCGCTGAAGGCGATAGTATGATGAACGCTCGAATCTTAGATGGGGATCTTGTTTTGATACGTCGCCAAGAGGTGGTGGAAGATGGCGAGATAGGTGCAGTAGTTGTTAATGGTAAAACCTATTTAAAAAGAATACACATTAAAAATGATGCAATAGTTCTTAATTCTGAAAATCAAAAATACTCTCCATTGGTTTTTGGGCCAGAAGACAATGTTCGCGTTATCGGAAAACTCAGGAAGGTAATAATCAGCTTGTAGCTACACGTTGATACGATTGGAGGTGCAAAGTAAGTATGCAGGGTCATTTTTATCGACCGAAGTGTAAATGTCCAAAGGATGCCAAAAAATGCACATGTGGAGCTACGTGGTCGTATATTGTTGATGTTGGAATAGATCCGAGTACAGGCAACCGAAAGCAAGAAAAAAAGGGAGGATTCAAGACAAAGTCTGCCGCCCAGGCTGCTTGCGCAATTGTGGTACGGGAGGTTGAACAAGGTATCCATATTAAAGAATCCGAGATTACATTCGAGGATTTTTCAAAAGAATGGTTGGCCGATTACGAAAATACCGGAAATCCTAAAAAGGAGAGCACGATCCTTGTAAGAAAACGCGAGATTGCCAGGCTCATGCCGTTCATTGGCAAATTCAAAATGAAAGATACTACTCGAAGACATTTTCAAAGCGCACTAAATAGTTTGAAGGAAAAACAGTATTCGCAAAGTGCCTTGATTGGCTCTTATACGACAGGTCGAATGATTTTTAAAAAAGCAGTAGAATTTGAATATATTAAAACCGATCCAACCACATATGCCTCTATCCCTAAATCAGTTAAGACTATAGATAATTTGGAACTAGAAGAAGAGGTTATAAAATATCTTGAAAAAAGCGAATTATCCTTATTTTTAAAGACTGCAAAAGATAAAGGTTTGGGCAAAGATTATCTAATATTTTTACTTTTGGCTTACACCGGCCTGAGGGTCGGCGAGTTATGTGCGCTCAAATGGAAAGATATAGACTTTGATGGCGGCAGCGTAAGTATTACCAAAACATTGTTTAACCCTAAGTGTGACGCGAAGAAATATAAGCTAACTACCCCAAAAACTAAGGCCTCTAAAAGGAAAATTTCTATAGAGGAAATTGTCTTGGAAGAACTTAAAAAACATAAAGCAAAACAGAACCTAGTCATCATGAAGAATCGCGATACCTACCATGATAAGGATTTTATATTTGCAAAGGAGAATATTGAGCACGGTTATCCAGAACACGTCAACACCATTGGAAGGCATATGCGCAGTATATTAAAGAAGGCGGGGCTTAATACGTCACTAACCCCCCATTCTCTTCGACACACCCATACGTCTTTACTGGCAGAGGCTGGAGTTAGTCTACCGGAAGTAATGGAGAGGCTAGGTCATAAAAATGCAAGAACTACAATTTTGGTATACACCCATACTACTAAGGCGATGAAAAAAGAAGCTTCGAGAAAGTTCGGCGAACTAATGAAAAGCCTATAA